TTAAATGATCCATCATTAAATTCACTTTTTAATTTAGACCACATTTTAATTTCTCTCATTCTATGTTTAGCAACTTTTTCCATAGAAGCTTTACCAAATCTAGCTTCGTCTAAATCTATTTTGTATTTTGTTGCTTTATAATCATCTTGTTCTTTATCTACTTTACTTTCTAACCATTTAATCTTTGCTTCATTTCTTCTATAATCAAATGATAGTGCCATAAGATTATCTAAGTATGATGATTGTTCTCTTACACACTGCCAGTACTTTGAAGCTTTTGTTGGGTATCTGTTATCTTGTAACACAGAAAATCTTGCTTCTGTTTCTGTTCTAAACATTTGTTTCTTAGTCCATGTGTCACGTAATTCATCTACCATACCTTTAAAAGCAGATAAATCTTCTTGTTCTAATAAATTATTTAAATGTATTTCTTCTTTTTGTATAATATCTTTAACATCTTTTTTCATTCTATACCTTTTGTATTAATTGTTTAATATCATCTTCTAGTTTTTTACCTGCAGAGTTTGCATGATTTATAATAGCTGCACATAAATTAGCTTGATACTTAAACTCTTTAAGTGCTTCTCTTATTTTACCTACAGGTTTTCCACCATAGTCAATTACAATAGCATTGTCTTTATTTAATCCAATTTTTAATTCAAACAATAGCCCTGTATGTTTATTTAAATTACTTTTTTCCATTGGCTTCCTCTGCTTGTTTTTTCACAAAGTCTGCACCAATTTTAGGATCAAGCTGACTTAATCTTGCTAACGTATTCATAATTTTTACAACTTCTCCGTATGGTCTAGTCATTAAATATCTCATTATTTCTTGTAATTGTGTTGAATCTATAAGATATGTTCTTGATCCTACTTGTTCTTTTTGTTTAGTCATTATGTTCTCCAAAATGTTTATTTATTGTTTTTATATTTTCTTCTGCATTTGATACTACAGTTATTAGTTTATCTAGTTCTTCTGTAAATTGTGGGTGCTCACCAATAGCTACAGGATGATCTAAGTATACAATTATTTTAGCTGTAGCATCAGATATTTCTGCATTATATCTATCTATTAGTGCGTTAATAAATATCTGCCTCATTCTTGCCCCCTAAATTGATAATACTTATCTTCAATAAGATCTGCATCATCTAGATAAGGATTAAGTTTAGCAGCTGCAGATTCTCTAGCATCTCTGATAGTTTGATTTAAAGTTCTACCTTGTTGCAAACAACCTGCTACAAAATCTTCTACTTCTATTATTGCTTGTTTAACTTGTCCCATGTTTGACCTCCTTTACTAGTCTATTTAAATACCATTGTGCTTTTTCTAAATCTTGTAATGGCTCACCTTTAAATTTATATCTTGAAACATATTTCAAAACATTACCTTTGAGATACCCATGATACTCATCATTCTCCATACAATCACGAATAACATCTATAGTTTCTTTTTTACCATGCATATAGTGCGAAGGTGAATTTACACTATCAAACCTTACTTCATTCTCATAGGTAATATCAGTGCTATGTGCTATTTTTTTTATATATTCACGTTTATCTTTTACCATACTTTCTCCTTACTGTATTATACTCAATCATCTCAAGATCATACTCTCCTTTGTCTACATTACGTTTAACTACAAGTCCACTCCACCACATTTGCTGTGTAGCTTTAGCATAGTTTTCTTTGTGATGCAAGTAACATCCTGCAGATAATCCCATAAGTTTTCTACCAGATGGTAAAGCACACATAGCATAATCAAATGTATGTATATGACCTACAGTAGAAGATACTTTATTTTTTAATAAGAGAGAACGAGCAACATTGTCACCGCTAATAGGCTTCCCCATGACACCAGTAGGATAGTTATGGCAATAGTACACACCATCAACCACAACGGGTTCTTGATATGGATAAACTTCCCAACCAAAACTTTCAAATTTAAAATCATCTGTACTAATTGTGCCTTCAAGTTCTGGTATGTCATCTGTTGTTCTATCTATCCTATCTTCGTGATTACCAAGTAACATGATTTTTCTTGGTCGTCTTCCTTTAAGACCTTTGTTAAATTTTCTCAATGCATCATGAGCATGATCTATATCTTTTTTATATCTTCTACCTTCAAATGATTTTTTACCTTTATCATAACTAGATAGTGAATCCATACTTGCAAAGTCACCCATGCATATTATGGTATTTGGTTTCAGATCATGTGCAAATTTACCTGCCCATAAAAATCTGTCATTGCTTGCCTTTGGAGTACAATGAGGGTCTCCTATTACTAAGTGCGTTGCCATTAGTTTAACTCCTTATCACGTTTATTTTTTAAGTATTCAATAAAATCAATAACATTATCCTCGCTATCAAATTCTGCTACAGAATTAATTGCTAGGTCTTTTGTGTTACTTTTTTTATCATCTGCAAACCCACGTAATCCATACATAAATGTAGTTTGGGGGTCTGAAGTTGCCATTTTAATCATACCTCTTGCAATTGTAGAACATAACTCATACTGTTCTGTATTCATTGAAGCTTTACTATCCATTACGATACCACAAGTAAAACCTTTATCCCAAGGTGTAACTAAAACTTTTATTGAATTTGTTATATCAAACTTTTTTTTTCTTGCCATTATTTATACCAATATCTTTTATAATTTTCATGATTGTATTCTACTATTTTAGATTCAAATCCCCTTTTCATACTTTTTTTACCAAATTCTTCTGCCTCATTTTCTTTATCAAATAAAACATTACTAAACATTTTAAATTCTTTATCTTTTTTATTTTTATATACTACAAAATATAACATCATTAATACAAGGGTGGAAAATAGACCCCTCAAAACTACTTCCCACCCAATTAAAGTTACAATCTCTATTCAAAAGTTTCCTCTTTCTTAGGATTGTTTACTTCAGTGTACCAAACCCATTTAGGGTTTTTACCTTGCGATTGTTGTTGTGGTAACAATTGCAATTTACTTCCCCAACAAGGAAGTTTGTATGGGCAAAATGAACAAGCCATACCCAAAATTTTATTACCTGTTTTTTTAGTACGAAATGTTTCTTCAATATCTTTAAAGCATCTTTCAAATGGTGTTTTATCTTCAATAGCTTGTATGTTTTTTTCTGCTGTTGCTAATGCTTTAACTCTATATTGCTCATCATCTAAAGGAGTTTCACATACTGTCCACTCTCCTGTAGATTTATTAATTACAATCCATCCACCGAAAGGCATCTTTTCACTTTCACCATAAAGATATCCTTGAGGTACATATCCAAACGCATCGTCTTTTGCAACCTCTTCAAACCCACTTCCAAACTTTCTATCGAATGAATATGGTGATGCACTTTTAATATCCCACACTTTTTCATCAATCTTAACATCAAGCCTGCCTTCAATTTCTGATTCTTTAAACTTAAGTTTAACTTTTTTCTGCTCATCTTTTACTTCTACTCCTGCTGACTTCATTACAAATATAGCCAATGCTTCAACAAGATCACCAAAAGTATTTCTCATTTTAACATTGTATGGCTGACCTTCACCTTTTACATTCTTTGCTTCCATTTGTAATTGGCACAATGGTCTACCTACACTTGACATTCTTGGTTTAAATCCTTCTCGTCTTTGTTCAGAGAATTGTTTGCGTAAGGCACTTTTACATGCCTCACCAAACTCTTCTACTAGTGTATCTGATATTTCAATAGATTCTTTATTTACTTTATCAAGATACGTTTGAACTTTTAGAAGTATATCGTTCATTATGATGCCAGTACATCTACAGGATCTTCAACTTGATCCACAACTTTTTTCATATCTTTATCAGATGAATCATAGTTGCTTTTCTTTGCAGCTTTATATAGATCTATCACTTCTGTATTTTCTTTAGTGATAACTTCTTGAAATACTCCAAGAGTTTCCATATCTTCTTTTGACATTTCTAAACCAGCATCAGCATTAACAGCAATCTCTGGTGTGTAATAAACATTACCACCTTTTTTCTGTCTCTTAGTATCTACTGATAGTGTAGTAGTAAACATAAGTTTTTTACGTTTAGTTATCTGGTCTAACGCAGAGCCAACTGGAGCAAATGCTGTACCTGTAACCCTCCATAAAGTAGGCAGATTAGAAACAGTGTGTTCTTCGCCATTTGCTTTTACTCCTTTAAAAGATAACAGACCATACAATAAT